GGTTTTAGAGCAAGAACAACAGAAAGTTAGCTCGCAAGGTAATAATTACAAATGATTCATTACAGGAAAACATATGAGCTCTAATTTATATAAGGAAGCCCTCTTTGAAGTTGAGGAACTAAAAAGAATGGCAGAAGAAAATGCTAAAAATAAAATTATTGAAGCAGTAACACCCAAGATTCGTCATATGATTGAAGCTCAATTACTCGGCGAAAAGAAAATTGACGATTTAGACAATTTTGACGATGATTCTTTAGAAGATGAAGATGACACCGATAATGTGGTGATAGGTTCAGATGATTTTGAATTAGATATGTCATCCGATCTTATTGATTCAATTCCAGAACCAGCAACAAGTCAAATAGTCGATCTGCAACCTTTACCAGCCGTTGAACCTACTTCGGCTGCGGCTCCAAGAATAAAAATTGACGTGCAAGGTGATCTTAATATTGATATGGACGCTGAGGAAGAAGATCTTGAAGATGATTTAATTCTAGGCCGTCAATTAGGTGATGTTGTTGAGGGATATATATTAGGAAAGAGGCGGCCAGCCATTAGAATTAAAGAATTGGCTAGAAAAACTGCTGTACTTTCAAAGATGTTTGAGACAACTAGTATTAAAAATGCTAGTCCAACACAAAAGAAAATTGCGTTGCTATATTATGCAAAGCTTTTAGATGAAGCCGTTAGTTTGGTTACTAGTGGTATAATTATTGAGGAGTCTGTTGGTTCAGGCCTCTTGGGCCAGCTTAAAACAACTATAAAGGAGATAAGGCACATGGCAAATAGAAAAGATGCTGTAGCATTTCGGAGGCTTCTCGAGGAACTTGAGGCAGATGATAGTTTACAGGAAATGATGAGAGAAGAAGACGAGGACGTCGCAGTTGACGAACCTGATGAGGACGCTGAATTTGAAGATGTAGCCGAAGAAGACGTTGATGTACCAGCAGCACAGGATGCTCTTGGTGATCTTGCTGTTGCCCTTGGAATGAATCTTGATGATGAAGTACCTGCAGGCGATGAAGAAGAAGACGTTCTTGATGTAGAAGCATCTGAGGAACCTTTAGAGCTTGGTGAGGCCGATGAGGTTCTTGAAATTGATGAGTCAATGCTTCGTAGAGAAATTCTTCGTATGAAGGAAGGTCTTGAAGCTGAAGCCGGAGCAGCAGCTGCTCATGTTGATGAATTTGAAGATGTCGGTGATCCACTCGACGCTCAGGAAGACTTCGGTGGTTCTGAAGAGGTTCTTGAAGTTTCTGAGGAAGATCTTGTTGAAGCCCTCCGCTTAGAGATTGGACGCGCTCGCCGCGGCCGTCGCTCTGTACCCCGACGTCGAAGAGTTACAGAAACTCGCCGCCGGCGAGCTCGCAGATCAACTCGCAAGCCAGTAACCCGCCGTACACATGCAACTGCAGGTACTGCGCGTAAAATTAATGAAGCAAACAAGAAGCTTCGTAATCAATTAAATGAAATGAATGTTTTTAATGCAAAATTGCTTTTTGCAAATAAGCTCATGCAAAATCGTGGACTAACCAGAAAGCAACAACGCACCATAGTCGAGGCTTTAGATAGTGCCAAGACAGTTAATGAAGCAAAGCTCCTTTATAAGAGTCTTTCTACTTCATTAACACAAGGTGGTACTCTTACAGAAAGTAAGAACCGCCTGCTCGCATCATCCTCAAGATCAACTCGGTCGGCATCCCCGGCATCAAATGGAGTTGATGGTGATAGGTGGGCTCTTCTTGCTGGATTATCTGGCAAGAATAACCAATAACCCCCAAACTTTAAACTAAGGAAAAAATCAAAATGTCAAAGTTTTCATTAGATCAGTTGACGGAGGGTATTCGCCAGAGACATCTGGGCACCCAAAACCGTCAATTAGTAGAGAAGTGGTCAAGAACAGGACTACTTCGCGGCCTTAAAGGTCAAAACCGGGAAATTATGTCAACACTGCTTGAGAATCAGGCAGCACAAGTTCTTCGTGAGCAGTCTTCACTCGGTACAGGTGGTGGTTCAACCGCTTCCTCCGGTGATGCTACTGGTTTCCAGAACGTTGCATTCCCAATCGTCCGTCGAGTATTCGGAGGCCTTGTTGCCAATGAACTCGTTTCAATCCAGCCGATGAGCTTACCTTCTGGTCTGCTTTTCTATCTAGATTACACATATGGCACACCAGTTGGTGGTGTTGCAGGAAACACAGCACAGTATAACTCAGGTTCATCAATCTATGGTTCCCCTGCCGGTTCTAACGTCCGTAAGGGTGCAGACGGTATTGGTGGACAATATGATCTAGCTGGTTCTGGTTACTCACGTGTATATAAAAGTAATGTCCTTGTCGCCCAAGATATTATTGCTTCTGGTTCATGGTCAGGTGGTTCATCAATTACAGCGATGGCACATGATTCGGCAATGCATGCTACCGGTACAGATGGTAAGTTGCTTATGTTCGATCCTCAGATTACATCTGATATTGAAGGTATTGAAGGCTCCATGGCTGGTGATGGTCAGACAGCAGCATCGTATTACGCGGTGTTTCTTGATGCATCTTGCTTGTCTGGTTCAACCACAACTGGAGTTCAGCTTGTAGATCAAACCATGGTTAAGAACATTGCACTGCAAGATACTGATGATTATGACATCGCAGTAGGTATCCGCCGTCCAAGTTCAGATGTTCAGTCTGACGTTGGTGTACTAAATGTACGTCGTCTTAATGAGCTTGGTACTTATTCTGCCGGAGTCTTCACTGCTGATCCTCTTGCTGATGTTACCACTGCTGGTACTGTTGTTAAGATGATTGTTTCTGGTACAACAGCTGGTGCAGCTAACGGTGTTGATGCCGGTTCTGATGGTGTCGCCTGGACTACATTGACTGTTACATTCCCTCTTGCTGACCGTCGTATTGCTGGTGATTCTGGTGATTCACTTGTTGTTCCATCGTTTGAGTCAAACTTTGGTTCTTCTCCTTCACCGGAGATTCCAGAAATTGATATCAAGGTATCATCGGTTGCAGTTACTGCTCAGTCCCGTAAGCTTCGTGCTCGCTGGTCTCCAGAACTTGCACAGGACCTTAACGCTTATCACAGCCTTGACGCTGAGGTTGAGCTCACCCAGATCCTTTCTGAGCAAATTGCTCTAGAGATTGATCGTGAGATTCTCAATGACCTTGTAACTCAAGCAGATACTCGTTTTTACTGGTCTCGTTCGCCTGGTGACTTTGTCAACAAGCGTACTGGTGCTGCTGATGTTTCTGGTGCTTCATTCACCGGTACTGTCCGCGAATGGTATGAGACTCTTATCGAGACCATCATTGATGTTGGTAACGAGATTCATCGCAAGACTCTTCGTGGTTCTGCAAACTTCATCGTGGTTTCACCTGAAGTTGCTACAATCCTTGAAGCTTCAGTGATGTATCGCCCATCATATAGTCTAGATAGTGACGGACAAGTTCAGACGCCATTTAGTATTGGTGCAGAATCTGTTGGTACATTGAGCAACCGCTTCACCGTCTATAAGGACCCATACTTCCCACGTAACCAGATTCTAGTTGGTTATAAAGGTGGTTCATACCTTGAGACTGGTTATGTATATGCTCCATATGTTCCACTTATTGTTACCCCAACAATCTTTGCTCCTGAGGACTTCACTCCTCGTAAGGGTGTAATGACTCGTTATGGTAAGAAGATGGTTCGTAACGACTTCTATGGAACTGTTACTTGCATGAACATGAACATTATCTAATAAGATAAAGTTCAATATTCTGGGAGGCCTCTTTAAATAGAGGCCTCCTTTTTTTTATCTTGTAACCATGTTAAGCAGTATATAACACATTATAAAAGGATATAATAATTTTGTGTTAAACTCTTCACACAAGAAAATGGTAAAAACCGCTTTAGCGATATATTTATAAAGGTCAAATAGGAGAATATATAATGGCATTAACATCAAAAGAATCAGCACCGGTATCATCTAAAGTAGATGCTCACTCTCATGCTAATCTTGAGAAACAATTAGCAAATATGCAAAGAGATCTTGCCGCACTTACTCAAAAATGTGCTTCACTTGAATCAAAACTGGCTTCAAAATCAGTTGCAGGCGCGCCTTCTGGTGATTTTGTAACAACTCAAGCCTGGAGTATATGGAGAAAGAAGGTTGCAAAGAAACTTGGTATGCGACTTTAATCGTTAATTTTTTATTAAATGATTTTAGGTTCTCTTGTGTACGGTCCACACACCAAAGCGCAAGAGAACCTTTTTTGTATAAAGTAACGAGCGCTTTTTCTATAATAGTTAATCAATGGAGCAAGGACTATGTCAACATTTGTAAGTACATTTAGACCAACACCATTTGGTTTTTTTGATGATGATATCACGTTTCAAACTGATGCTGATAAAATTGTACCTTATATTAAACGTAAATTAGGCGACGACATTTTAAGTGTTGAATTAACAAAGAAACAAATGTGGGCATGTTTTGAAGAAGCAACATTAATCTACGGTTCCGAGGTTAATGAATATCAGACTAAATCACAATTATCTAATTTGATGGGTATTTCTACAGGTTCAAATGTAGAAGGAAAATATGCTCATGAAACGCTTGATTTTGTTTTACGACTTGCAGAACCATATGCCCAAGAAGCCGGTATTGGTGGTTCGTACAATACAATGTCTGGCTCAATTGACTTATCAGCAGGCATTCAAGATTACGATATTTATGACAAGTTGAAAGATGGTGATGGTAATTTGTTGTTTTCGTCAAGTCTAAATTCAGACACACCAACACGTATGAAAATAATAGAGGTAATGCATCATTCCCCCCAAGCAGCATATAGGTTCTTCGATACAACATCTGCAATCAATTATTTAAATAATGAATTTTCGTTTGAATCATTTACACCAGAAACAGTTTTCTATGTTCTACCAGTATTTGAAGATATTCTTAGGGCCGGTCAAATGGACTTGTCCAATAGAGTCCGCCGTTCAAATTTTTCATATACCACTCAGGGCACAAAAATAAGGATATACCCAACACCAACAAGTGACACAACCAACAAGTTATGGTTAAGGGTAGGCTTTTCAGCTGATCCTTTTTCACCAGCATATAAAGATGCAACAATTGATGGTGTTAGCTCATTTGCAAATATACCTTATGGATTTTTAAAATATGAGACATTTAATAGTATGGCCAGAACATGGGTATATCGACTTTCATTAGCACTTGCAAAAGAATTACTTGGTCTTGTTAGATCTAAATTTTCACAGGTACCAATTCCTGGAAATTCACTACAACTAAATGGTTCTGATTTAATATCACAAGGTAGAGAAGATCAAGCGAAATTAAGAGAAGAATTGGCTACATTGCTGGATTCATTGACATACGAGAAAATGTTAGAAGGCGATGCAGCCAAGGCAGAAAGCTTACAGAAATTGTTAAAGACAATTCCAATACCTATGGGTAAGGCAATTATAATAGGTTAATATGGCACGTCTTTTTATAACACCTCGCGAAATTGATTTAATATCTGATATTACAAAAGAAGTAATGAAAGATGTTATAGGTCAAAAAGTGTATTATTATAGAGTTCGTGAAGAATATTCTAATGTACACGACGTTTATGAAGAAGCCCCAGAAAAAATATTTGATCCACCAGTAGAAATTGATGCATTAATCGAATGGGACAGCTCAAAGGTTTCCACCAATAACTTCGGTACAGAAAAATACCAAAAAATAATAGTGCACATTCAGCACCGTGATGTTTTAAGTAAAGATATTGTTGTCAGAGAAGGTGATTATTTAAGTTATGGTACAAACTTTTTTGAGTTAACAACTGTAGAAGTAGATCAACTTATATTTGGACAAATTGAATATATTACTGGATACAAAATAACATGTACTCAAGCACGAATTGGACAGATTGATAAAATACCAATAGGACCAACAGGTGAAGAGTATTCTGATGATGATTCTACACAAGATACGTTTGTACAGCAACGAGGTTTGAAAGAAAATCGCCTTGGTGAAACAGGGGATGTTAGAGACCTTATTAAGAAAGGTAAGCTAGAAGCACCAGAAAAACCTACGGAAGTATCAACTAAAGCTGATCCAAAAAAACTTGAACCTTCATTTTATAACGAGTAATTAAATGAGCACATTTCAACAAACACATGCAAGTAATAATGAGAAAGGGATATCTAAAGATCCTGATTTCACTATACCGTCATGTACAATAGAAGATGTTGACCGTGCTCTGTTTAAATTATTTGACAAAGACATAGATTTATTTTATACACATGATTCAGCGATAACAAGGGTTCCTGTTGTATTTGCAACTGGTGAACGATTTGCTATCTTAGCTAGAAATAAGCCACTTCGCGATAAAAACGACGCCCTTATCCTGCCATTGATATCTATCGCAAGGGGTGCAATACAGAAAGATATGTCAAGGGGGACCAGTACGAACCAAGCTGCCCCAGTTACAATCAAGCGTCGTCTAAGCGCTAGTGATCCTGCATATCAACAAATTATAAACAAAGAATCAATAAAAAATCAAGACAACAGAGCACATAACTCTCATAAAGCTGGTGCATCTGGTACAGGTATAACATCTGGTTCAATTGCAACACGCAGAAATTTAAGTAAAACAAATGCCATATATCGTTCCGGAAGACTTCTTGAACAAACTGGTAAAAACAATATTTATGAAATTTTAGAATTACCGAATGTAAAGTACTATACGGCAACATACGATATCACTATTTGGACACAATATACTCAACAAATGAATGATCTTATTATGGCATTTATAAATTCTACTCATACTGGTTCAAAGGTATCATTTAGAATTGAAACCGATAAAGGTTATTACTTTGTTGCTTATTTAGATGGTGATATTTCTCCATCAAGTAACTTTGACGATTTTACAGACTCTGAACGGCTGGTTAGATATACATTCACAATGTCTGTTCCAGCGTATATAGTGAATCCTGATTACGTTGGTTCAAAAAATGAAATTAGAAGATTTATATCGGCACCACAGATATCGTTTGATATAACGTCAATCAGAACACCACTAACATCAAAAAGTACTGTCGGTGTTCCAAGTGCAAAATCAGAAAATTATGCTCTTAATGAACTAAATACTAAAGACGAACCGTTACCTGGTCAGTCAATAGCAGAAAACGGTCAAACAGAAACTAATGAATATTATGATTCTACTGAACTCGGTGGGACAAAAGCAGGCCGCGAAAGAGTTGAAGTTGTTAGGACTTTTATGGATCCTGCCACCGGAAAGACGATTAGTGAAGTTCTTCCATTCAAGCAAAGGAATGCCCGAAAGGGCGAAACTGTGTATCAAGCACAATTAACAGATGATTTAGGTACAATAACTGTTGTACCGGAGTAGAATAATGAAGTTTAATGAGATAATTACTATTGAAGAAATAAAAGGAGCTCAATAATGGCTGAACAAACTTTTCGATCACCCGGATTTTTTGAGAGAGAAATCGATCTATCCGGACGTACGATTGAACCAACTGGTACACCTGCTGGTGTTATCGGAACATCAGAACGAGGACCTGCATTTATTCCAGTAACTGTAGGTTCAATCGAAGACTTCACTGCACGCTTCGGCGATCTGGATCCAAATTTGGCTGGACCATATGCTGTGAATGAATACTTGAGGCATAAAGATGCTGTTACATTTATGAGGGTTCTTGGAGCCGGTTCAAATGATACAGAATCTGAGATAACTACAACAAAGACATATGGCATAGTTTCTAAGGCCGGATTCAAGCTTACAAACGTAGCAACTACCATCGGCGCATCATCCACTAAAGCGGGTGTAGGAGCACCAGTATTTCTAATGGCTCAACATTATGTATCAACGTCTATTGAGTCAATGTCACTACCAGAATTTACTGATAACAGTTCTTTTCCAGGTCTTGGTGCTGGTGATAGTACGATTAACTTGTTGAGAGGTGTAATATTTCCAACAACAGGTTCAAGGGTTATTTTAGCCGGTACTGGAGCAGTGACAGCAGCTGAAGTAGATGTGATTACCAACCAGTGTACTGTTGATATCGATTCAACTGGTAAAACATTCAAGAAATTTAAAATAATTGTTTCCTCATCCGCAGGTACTGGATTTTCAAATGACGACGATCTCCCTGGATGTAGAATTTACACCGCTTCATTGAATCCAACAAGTGACGATTATATTTCAAAGATACTTAATACAGATCCAGATGAATTTCAGTCACGTCAACACTTGCTTTATCTTGACTTTGCAGTTGAAGATGAGTTGGCTCCAGTTCACTGTTCCACAGCGGGCGGCGCTAGTGTTCCATCTACGGTAATAATCGCGTCTGGTTCAAATGTGACAAATACTGTTGGTGGACAAAGCGATAATTACAATAATTCATTCGGAAGATTTGATACTCGTTACACAACTCCAAAAACACCAGCTATTATATCGCAACCATTTGGTGGTACAGAATTTGATCTGTTTCACCTTGAATCATTATCTGATGGTTCTTATGCTTCTGATAAGTTAAAGGTTAGTATTGCAAATATTAGAGCGTCAACTGACAAGAATTACCCATATAGTTCATTCGAGGTTCAGGTTCGAAGCTTTAGTGATCAAGATGAGGCAAAGGAAGTTATTGAAGCATATCCGTCCGTAAATCTTGATCCTAATAGTGGTAGATTTATTGGTAAGATGATTGGAGACTTTAAACCAAGGTTTAACTTCGATTCACTTGATCTTGATGAGCAACGAATTGTTGTGTCGGGTAAATATCCTAATATGAGCAAATATGTGCGTGTTGTTATTAACCAAGCCGTTTATGACGGTGAGGTACCAAAATCCGCAACACCGTTCGGCTTTCGTGGTATCCCGGTACTTAAGACAAATGATTCTATGACAGATACTCCTGGTACTGCCTTAGTAGATAAAAACGGTAATGCTGTTGGTAATGCTGCGACATTCCATAGAATGTATAACAAATACAAGACAATGATAACTGGCTCAATTGTACCACCTCTACCATTTAGATTCAAGCTTACTAAAGGAAATGTTCCAACGTCAGCAGGTGCATATGTTGGTTATCCATCAAGTGTTGAACGCGCCGATTCAAGAATGTATTGGGGTGTTAAGTTCGAGCGTTGTGTAGATATAAATAACGTTGCCAACTCCGGCTTAAATCCACATGCTGGCTCTGTACCAAATGCAACCGTTTCTGCATATGCAAAAATGCAAGGTATAGCTGGGTTAGACAACTTGGTTACTGGTTCTGGGGCAGATATATTTAACAACAATAAGTTTACTCTTTCTAGAGTGGCATTGTCTGCAACCTCAATGGCAAATATAACATCGTCAGCCGGCGAACATATGCTTGAAGCCGCATATATAAGAAACGGTTATCCAGAGGCTAAAACATATACGATCAATGATGGCTTATTAACCGGACGTTATACACTTGCTACACTGTTAGCTAGTTCTTCAATTAAGTTTAATAGATTTACATCATATGCTAAGTTTACAACACCATTTTATGGTGGCTTTGATGGTCTCAATATTCTTGATAAAGATAATAGAAACTTAACAGATAAAGGTTCTGCGACTGATCCTGGTGGAAAAGCTGCAGATACTATTACTGGAGGTCTTGGCCTTTATGGAACTGACGATGGTTCTATGATGGGTAAGGGTCCACAAAATAATGCTGTGTTTAGTTATAATAAAGCAATTAGAATTATGACAGACCCAATGACGGTCCGGCATAATTTGCTGGCGATTCCAGGAATCCGTGATCCATATATTACAGACGAGGCTTTAGCTGGTGTTAAGGCATATTCACTTGCAATGTACGTAATGGATATCCAGCATTATGATGAAGATGGAAACAGGTTGTTTGCGGATAATCCTGCAAGACCAGATGTTAGAGAAACAGCTGAACAATTTGAGAGTCGTAGAGTTGATAACAACTATGCTGCAACATATTTCCCAGATGTGTTTATTGATGATGCTACAAATAACAAACCTGTTTTTGTTCCGTCTTCAATCGCAGCATATGGTGCCTTAGCTTATAGTGATAGTGTTTCATTCCCTTGGTTTGCTCCAGCTGGTTTTAATCGTGGTGCACTTGGGTTTGTTAGAAATACTGAGACAAGATTAACTGCTGGTGATCGTGATGATTTATATGATGCAAGAGTTAATCCGATTGCAAACTTTCCAAATGGAGGATTTGTAATATTCGGCCAAAAGACATTGCAAATTAATAAGAGCGCGCTCGATAGAGTTAATGTACGTCGAATGCTTCTTGAAGTTAAGCGACAGATATCTACTATTGCAAAACAACTTCTTTTCGAACCAAATAATGCAAATACACGAGCACGTTTCATAGGTCAAGCTGCTCCAATATTATCATTGATTCAATCACAATCTGGTATTGAAAAATTCTCAATAGTAATGGACGGTACAAACAATACTCAGGAAGATATCGATGGAAATCGTCTTAATGGCCGAATAGTCGTTGTTCCTACTAGAGCAATTGAATACATTGCAATTGACTTCGTTATTACTAATGCTGGAGTCGAATTCGCATAATGCCAAGCCCAGGTACCGAATGGTCGCGAGGATCATCTCTTCCAGCAGTTCAAGTAGTTGTTGGAGGGGAAGGTCTTGGTGTAATAGGAACGTCCACAAAGGGCCCGGCCTTTATACCCATGTCGCTAAAAGATCTTGATGCCTTTGTTACAAAGTATGGAGCTATCTCTGGCGCTAGTTTTGGTATGTTGGCCGCCGATGCTTGGCTGGCTAATTCTGAAGGTTGTACCTTTATGCGTTTACTTGGTATTGGAGATGGTCTAAAGCGCCAATCTGCCGATTCAACAAATTCTGATGGAGAATCAATAGCACCAGGTACAGTAAAAAACTCCGGCTTTATAGTTGGTGCTGAAATGACCGGCTCTAATGGAATGTTAGGGCCTAACCCATATGCAGTAAGCGGCGGGCCACCTGGTCGAACATATTTCCTCGGCGCATTTATGTCCGAGTCAAAAGGTAGTACATATTTTTCTGACGCTGGTATCCAACCGACCACAGATGGTGTACCGATTTTAAGAGGTGTTCTATTTGCACCATCTGGTGTTATACCATCATTATCAGGTTGTTATACAGAAAATACTTCAACAGCTTCATTAGGTCCTTCGGCAGGTAGTTTTCTTGGTTCAAGTGATGGCGGTGCCTCAATAGGTTCGATTTATAAAGACGGCGATATATCAGAAAAGTTTGTTTTATTATTAAATGGTCATATTTCAACTACTGAATATCCAAATGAAATTAGTGCATCATTAAATGCTAAGACTTCAGCCGAGAGTGGTGTCGATGCTTATTT